GGACAAGGCATTAGCCAAGGATTGGAAGAAGCGGATTGATGCGGCCCTCAAGCGTCATGAGGACGATTTCAAGCAGTTCAATGTCAGCCGCAAGTTGCTGGCTGGCTTCAAAAGCGGATCGGGCGCCGACAAGGTGCGTGCAAACCTGCACTTTGCTAACCAGGCAATGCTGATACCGCAGATTTACGCTAAAGACCCCGAGTTTGCGGTGTCTCCCGCGCCGCGTGTTGGCGTGAGCCAGGCCGATCCCATCATCCAGACATTTGCTGAGACGTGTGAGGCATTGCTGCACCGCGTTTTAGTCAAGGACGCTAAGCTCAAGAAGCGCGCCAAGGCCGCCTTACGCTCGTCTTATGCGACAGCGGTAGGGTGGTGGAAGGTGTCGTGGCAAGAGGACCGCAAAACAGACCCGCTTGTCCAAAACGAGCTGAAAGACACACAAGACAATATCGACCGGCTCAATGCCAAGCGGCAAGAGCTTGATGAGGCGGGCGCCCGAGACACCGATTTGGAGCTTGCCAAGTTGCGCGAGTTGGTGGCGGGCCTGCAGTCTCAATCTGAGGTTGTTGTGTCACGCGGCCTGGTTGTCGATTTCGTCATGTCTGAGGACGTACTGATTCTGGATGACTCAGTTCGTGCGCTCAGCGACTACGATGGCGCGTCAGCAATCGCCCATCGCTCGTGGTTGACGAAAGACCAGTACGCGGCGCGCTTTGGCTACAAGCCCAAGAAGGCCAAGGCATACAGGGAGCAGCCAGGGACCTCGAATTTCACGGAGAGCAGCGCGGATTCCACGCGCTCAGAGCTTTATTGCGTGTGGGAGATTTGGGACCAAGACGCTAGCCGCGTGTTCACGATTTGCGACGGCGAAGAAGGCTTTTGCCGTGAGCCCATGTCTCCCAACTGGACGGGCAAGCGGTGGTATCCGTTCTTCTGCTTCTTGTTCAATGAGGTGGATGGGCGCTTTTACCCTATGTCCGATGTGCAGATCACGGACCCGCTCGTGCAGGAGTACAACGACAGCCGCGACGACCTTGTTCAAGACCGCAAGGACTGCCGACCTGTCAACATTGTGCGCAAGGGCGGGACGCTCACCGACAGCGATATCAACCGCATCCGCAACCGCAACGGCATGGATGTGGTCATGGTCGAGGGCGTGGGCGGTCGGCCTTTGTCTGATGACATTTTCATGGGCCAATTGGGCAAGCTAGACCCATCTGTTTACGACACTGGCCCCGCTCGCGCTGACATTGAGCGCTTGGTCGGTGGTGGTGATGCCTCGACCGGCTCCATTCGCACAGCCAAGACGGCTACAGAGGCTGAGATTCTTTCTCAGGGCTTGCGTGGGCGTAGCCAGGAGCGACAAGACACGATTGAGGACATGCTGACCGAGGTGGGTCAATACGCGGTGGAAATCATGCTTCGCCGCATGTCTGACCAAGAGGTTAAGGCACTGGTGGGTGATGGCGCTCAGTGGCCCACGCTCAACATCGAACAGATTTTCAACGCGGTGCAAATTGAGGTGCGTGGCGGCTCCACTGGCAGGCCTGACCGCTTGCAAGAGCAAGACCGTTGGACCAAATTGCTTCCCGTAATCAAAGAGGCCATGCAGCAGGTTTCGCAGCTTCGCCAAGACGGCCAGGAGCAATTGGCCCAAGCCGTTGTAGCCCTCACGCGCGAAACCCTGCGCCGCTTTGACGAGCGCCTAGACATTGAGCAATTCCTGCCCGCGCAAACGCAAGACGGCAAGCCTAGCGCTGATGCGCTGATGCAGCAAATGTCAGCGATGAAGCAACAGGTCCAAACACTCATGGGCGAGTTGGACAAGATGCGCGAGTTGCAAGACAAGGACGTGGTTAAGGCGTTTGTTTCCCTCTCGACCAGCGCTAACCCAGGCGTTGCTGTGCCCACATTCATGCAACTGATGATCGCGGCGCAAGGCGGGCAAATCCCCGACATGGGCGCATTGCAAGAGCAGGGGCCTGGCGAAGCGCCAGAGCCTGATGGGATGCAAGAGGGCCAAGAGCCTCCGCATCCTGAGCCCCCAATGCAGGCGCCTGAATTGCAGATGCCTGAACCGCTTCCCGAAGATCCTTCACAACAGAGCGCCGACGCGCCGCAATAACCATGTTCATCCGCCGATTCTTCTATGTGCTGCGCCGCCCTGCTGATGAGGGTGGTGATTTGGGTGGTGCGCCCGCTGATATGACGCCGGTTGAGTCGGCGCCCGTTGTCGATACTCCCACTGCGCCGACTTCTATGTTGGAGGCCATGAGCGCCGCCCTCACGCCCGGTGAGGCAGGCCAGCCGCGTGACGAGTTCGGGCGCTTTGCTCCCAAGGCCGCAGAGCAAGCGCCCGCAGCGCCTACTTCCACTGCTACCGCTGCGCCAGAGGCCCCCAAGCTGCCAGCCGAGGTAAAGCCCGAGTCTGTAGAAGCTGACCCGCTCGCTATGCCGGAAGGTCTTGGGGAAAAGGCGCAGCAGCGATTCCAGCAACTTGCCAACACGGTCAAGGAGCAGACAGCTTGGCGCCAAGAGGTTGAGCCGCAGCTTAACTACGTGCGCGAGACGTTCCAGCAAAACGGGATTCAGCAAGAGCAATTCGAGTTGTTCAGCCAATTTGCCGGGGCGTTCAATCGCGGCGACTACCAAGCTGCGACAGCGATCCTGCAGGAGCAAATGCAGGCCCTGGCCCTGATGACCGGCCAGCAATTGAGCGCAGACCCGCTGACGCAACATCCTGATTTGCGTGATGCGGTGGACAACCTGCAGTTGACCGAGGCCCACGCTATTGAGTTGGCCCGCGTTCGCACGCAGTCCCAGCAGCAGACACAACGCACGCAGCAAGTGCAGCAGGTTCAACAGGCCCAGCAGCAGACACAGCAGGCCATCAACAGCGCACAGGACAGCATTGACAGCTTTTGCAAGCAGATGAAAACCAGCGATATCGACTATGCAGCCATTGAGCCTCAGTTGCTGCAGTCGATCAAAGAGGGACTGCTTGAGGGCATCCCGCCTGCACGCTGGCCCAGCTTGATCCAACATCAATATCAAATGATCAAAAAAGTAGCGGGCACAAGTCGTACAAATGTGCCTGCTACTCAGACATTGCGCCCATCTGGCACGCCGAGCCCATCACAAAAGCCGCGCTCGATGATGGAAGCCATGTTCAACCGGACGTAATCGGGAATCGGCCACCCGACTTGATCTTTTGAGGTGTAAGCGGCTTCACCGCCCGCAAACGTGACGTAACGCCGGATTCGTCCCCGCGAAGCAATGAACCCCCACGTTTGCACGGAGATACCATGCCTTTTACCTCTCAAGAAATCATTGAGGCCGGTTATGCCGGTCTTGACTACTACCTGGCTCAAAAGCCGGTTGACCAAGTTGTTTTGCAACGCCCCCTGTTGACTGCCCTGCAGGCCAAGAAGAAAACGGCCCCCGGTGCAAAGCAGTACATCGTTGAGCAGATCCGCAAGAGCTACGGCTCTAACTTCCAGTGGTTCAACGGCTCGTCTGTTGTCACCTACAACCGTCGCCAGACCCTGACCCAAGCCAACTACGCTTGGCGCTCGTGCCATGACGGCCTGGCCCTGGATGAGGACCGCCTGGCTCAAAACGGCATCACCATTGATGACAGCGGCAAGACCGGCGCGGCCTCTGATGCTGAAAAAAGCCAACTGACCAACCTGTTTGAAGAACAGGCCGAGGTGCTGCGCTTGGGCTTCCAAGAGCAATTCTCGTATCATGTGCACGTTGACGGCACGCAGAGCACTGACGCTATCACCGGATTGGACGGTCTGGTGTCGCTCACGCCCACGACTGGCACGGTCGGCGGCATTGACCGCTCTCAGCCCGCCAACGCCTTTTGGCGCAACAACACGGCCACGGGCATCACAACCACTGCCGGTACAGGCTCGATCCTGAACCAGATGGAAGTCGCGTGGCGTGGGTGTATCCGTAACGGTGGGCGCCCTGATCTGGTGTTGACTGGCTCGACATTCTTGGACGGCTACCGCAATTTCGTGCTGGGCACATATGGCCGTATGGACTTTGGCCCCAGCAACGAAAAGCAAGTGGAGGGCGGCACCAAGCAATGCACCTTCCACGGCGTTGAGATGCAGTGGTCCCCAGAGTTCGCCGAGTTGGACGCACGTTTTGGTCCTGCGACGCCTTGGGAAAAGCGCTGCTATTTCCTGAACAGCCAGCACATCACGTTGCGCCCGCTGGATGGCCACGACATGAAGAACCGCAAGCCTCCCCGTGCGTATGACCGCTATGAGTATTACTGGGCGATCACTTGGCGTGGCGCTTTGACCATGAACCGGGCTAACGCTCAAGCCGTTTTGGCTCTGGCCTGATCGGTGCGCCCTGATGTTGGGGCGCTGTTTTGTTTCTTGCTGTACCCCCTTCGCGGCGGCGTTGGGGTTTGGGGTTCGGGCTCAGGTCTGGACCCCCTTTTTACCCGGCGACCGCCGACGCCACACAAGGACGCCAAATGGCCCGCAGCAAATCCGCCGACTCTGACAAGACCCTTTCTCGCCGTGTGCTCGTGACGATTGAGCGCGATATGACCACGAAAACGTCCCGCGTGGTGTGGCAGCACGAAATCCCCATTCTTGAGCAAGTCTTCGGGGAAGGCACAGTTGAAGAAGTTGACCCCTCGACGCTTGACGAGGGCTACAGCGCCAAGCCTGACCGATCCATGATCGTGCATCAGCCCAAGGGCGGCACGCAAGACCCCATCCCGCGCCCTAGCGCATCGGCTTGCATTGGGTATGTGTTCGTAGGCAACCCAGAGGCCGAGTTTGCCCGACTCAAAAATGTGTACGGCACCAAGGAAGACGAGGAAACGGGGCGGCCCGTGTCTGTCGTTGAAGGTGCTTACGGTCGATTCCGTGAGGGCATGTTTTCTAAGGTGCTGGGCAAGCCTGAACCCCAGGACATGCCTGATGCCCAAATCATCGAGGTTCTGCACGGCTACGGTCAACCCGTACCGGCTGATGCCAAGCGTGAAGAGCTGTTGAAACTGTTTGATGAAGCAGGCGCCGAGCTGGCGTAACGTTGATGGCATATCGCACACTTGGCGCGCTTCGCGGTGAACTCCTGGCCCGGTTGGGCATGGGGGCTATGGGCGCGTCAGGTGGCGCGAATCAATCGCTCATTGACTCGTTTTTGAGAAACGGTCAGTCCCAACTCTATTGGGAAACCGAGTGGAACAACCTGACGACCTATGAGGACAAGACCATAGGCTATGGGCAAAACAGCGTTGACTACCCCGACGCCTGCGCACGAAATCAGCGCATATTGCGGCTTGAGACTGTCTACAACGGGCAGTGGCGCCAGATCCCCGAGGGCATCGTGACAGAAATGTGGTCAACGATGGAAACGCTCAGCTACCCAAAGCGGTACGAGCGGTTGGAGCAGTGCTTGATTTACCCGAAAGCGGATCAGGTGTACACCATTCGCTTCTGGTTCATCAAAGACTTGTCCCCATTCGTTGGCAACGATGACCCGGCTACGCTGGATGATGAATTGATCCTACTGCACGCTGTGGCCAATGCCAAGGCGCACTATCGACAACCCGATGCACAGGTGTACCAAGGGCAGTTGAATAGCCTGCTTGGGCACATTCGCGGCCTGTCGTTTGGCTCGTCTGGCACGTATCGCAGGACCAAGCCAGGTGAGGCAGACCGCAAACCTTTGGTCATTGGCCGGGATGTGCCCTGATGCCAGCCATTTCATACAACGACTGGTCGGGCGGTCTTGATCGTCGGCTTGATATCAAGGTGCAGGACGCCAGCAAGCTATGGACATTGCGCAATGCGTCTATCACGCTGGGCAAGCGCATCAAGAAACGCCCCGGCTTGAAACTGGTAACGACTGGTTTGACTGGATCGTATGGGCTTGAGTCGATCAATGGGCGCCTGAAGGTGTTCATTGAGCGTGGTGCTTCATTTGCTGCGCCCTCTGTGGTGGACACGATTGCGCTCGATACACCTACATCAGCAAGCGGCTTGCAGCGCATCCACTACGCGGACACGTACCAAGCATTCCCCTATGTGGTGGCGGAATACATCGGCGGCACTGTAGGCCATCACTATGTGGACTCCACTCCTTCTGATGTCACGATCACGATTGCAAGCCCTGGCGTTGTGACGTGGGCAGCGCATGGTCTTACCGCTGGCCGGGAGGTGGTATTTTCGACAACTGGCGTACTGCCTACTGGCCTAACTGCTGGCGTGACTTACTACGTGCTTGCACCTTCTGCGAACACGTTCACCCTGTCTGCGACCAACGGCGGGTCCGCGATCAACACGACCGGCACGCAGTCAGGTACGCACACGGGGAAGGCGCCCACGTTCATCACGGACAGCAACTGCCCCACGTCAATCAGCGTTACCAAGGCGGCTAGCCGAGTGTTTGCCGCATCTGGTGAGGTGGTGAGGTTCTGCGCTGTTGGCAACCCCCGAGACTGGACCACGGCCAGCGATGCGGGCTTTCTGTCGGTGAGCCTACAGCAAGATACCAAGTCAGCTTGTACGGCGGTGGGCACCTTTCAAGACGCTTTGGTGGTGTTCTTCAGTGAGTCGTCACAGATTTGGAATGTGGCGGTTGACCCTACTGCTAACGCGATCAGCAAGCGCATCTATGGTGTGGGGACGCAGGCACCTTTGTCTCTGGCCTCGTTCTCTACCGATCTGGTCTTCTTGTCGCCGTTTGGCTTTCGGTCGATGGCGGTTCAGGCGATCAGTTACCGTATTGACGACAATGATGTAGGCGTGCCGATTGACACGATGGTTGTGCCCGACATTGCGACGGCACAAGCTCAGCCGGTGCCGCGCCAGCCTTACGGAATCTGGATTCACCAGATTGGGCAGTACTGGTGTGTTTTCGATCAGGGCGCGACTTCTAAGGCGTGGGTCTACACCTTCTCCAAGTCTTCAAAAATCGCCTGCTGGTCTGAGTACACCTTCCCCTTCTTGATTGAGGGCATCACGACGCTCAACGGTGTGGTGTACCTGCGCACCGATGAAAACCTGTACTCACTGGATGCAAAGCTGTTCACAGATAGTGGCGAACTCATCAATGTTGAAGTGCAGATGGCGTTTCAAGATGCCAAGACGCCCGGCGTTGCAAAACAGGTCTATGGCGCCGATTACGTTATGCAGGGCTCTGCAGATGTGAGCTTCAAGTATGACCCGCGTGACCAGTTGAAAGAAACCGTCGCGCAGACGATGACGGATGACACGCGCCCCGGTGACGTGATCCCCGTTGAAGTGGTGGCCCCAGCGATTGCCCCAGTGTTCCGCCATGCTCGTGACGAGACTTTCGAGCTTGACGCCATGACGGTTTATTTCTTCCCGCTGGCGACGGTATGACGGCTCATCAACTCACGCTTGACGCCTGCTTGCACGTTTGCCGAAACATGCGCGACGAGGACAGGCGCGGCATTGAAGCTGCGATGGGCAAGACCAGTGCTGAGGCGTTCGCGGTCAATCGCTATCAAAGCGAGGGGCCTGCCTGGTTCATTGAGCAAGACGGCGCCCCGGTGTGCATCTTTGGCATTCAACTGCAGCACGACAAGGCCGGTATCGCTTGGATGGTTTGCGCCAACAACATGCGTTCGTTCAAAAAACTAATACGGTTTTCGCGCACAGTGGCAGATAACGCCTTCAAGCATGCGGGCATGCGCCGCATTGAGGCTTGCACGTTGGTCGGCTGGGAGCAGGCTAAGGAGTTTGCCCAGCGGCTTGGAATGGACCATGAGGGGACGCGCCGACAAGTAGGAACGGGCGGAGAGTCTTTCCACATTTTTGCAAGGGTGGCGTAAATGGGCGGCGGCGGTGATGATGGTGCAAGCGAGCGCCAAGCAAAGATAGAGGCTGACAAGCAATCTGCACGGGATAGTCTTAACCTGATCTTTGGTGAGGCGCCGACGACAAGCAGCGTCAACAAGGCAGACTTCACTCACAGTAGTCAATCTACGCCAGGCTCTCGCTCGATCTTTTCAAAGGTGTTTGACCAAGCTGGGTATGACGCTGCTGTAGCTGCTGAGCATGCCTCTACTGATGCTCAGGCCGCAACCAACAAAGCGGCGCGTGAGGCGCTTTATACGGGCGTCAGAGACAACGCCTACACGGCAGGCAAGCGGCAGATTGACGAGCAAAACACCGACGCTCAGCGCAACCTCAAGTTCTCGCTGTTCTCTCAGGGGCTCAATGGCGGCTCTACTGACATTGACCAAAACGCCCTGGTTAACCGCAAGTACAACCAAGGGCTGATTGACCTCGGAGCTAAAGCCGATGGTGTTGCTGCGGACATGCGTGGCAGCGACGAATCTACCCGCTTGGGACTGCTGCAGTCTATTGACCAAGGCGTTGATTCAAGCAGTGCGATCAGTTCAGCTTTGAACCAAATGAAGGTGAATTCTGACAAGGCCGCGTCAGATGCTGCGGGTACGTCTGTCGGTGACTTGTTCGCTGATGCGGGGTTGCTGTACCAACAGAGCAAGACCGCCCAAGGTGCTTATGACTGGCGTAATTCGGCCCTGTTCCCCAGCTCTAAAAGCGCATCCCCAACGGCTAGCAATGGCACCGTGACCAAGACATATTGAGGCAAGCATGACAACGGCAGCAATCCCCTACGTTATCGCGGCAGTTGGCACGGCGGCATCTATTAAGGCCAGCAATGACGCGGCGCAGGAGCGCAGAAGCGTTTTGAATAACCAGCTTGCCAGCCAAGAGGCTGAAGCAAAGAAGTCTGCCCAGATGGTGCAGACTGAGGCGAAGAACTACGACCCAGAAGCCCGCCAACAAGCCTTGACCGATCAAGAAAACGCCCTCTTTGACAAGACCAAATCAGACATTGCAGCCGGTGGCGCTGGTGGTGCTGGGGTGGGAACGTCAGGCAGCGGCGGGAACTTGTCGGCGGACTTTTTGAAGGCGAACGCTGATCGCTCTATTGATGAGGGCAACCGGCTAACGTCCATCGCGCGTGAAGCAGCAAAGACCCGCGCCCCTAACTCGCTCATGACCAATGAAGGCCAACGGCGCGCAAGCATGATGGGCACGCTTCAAAGTGCATTCGGCTCTAACGGTCGAATGGCTGGGGCAGCTCAACTTGATGCAAGCGGTGTGACGCCTGGCGCCTATGGGCAGATTGCGCAGGCTGCGGGTACGCTTGGTTCGCAGTACCTGCAAGGTCAGTACCTCAAGAGCCAATACCCGACAACGACCGCGAACACAGGCCCTTGATAGGACGCTATGCCTCAATACGCCATCCACCGATCAGCCATTAGCGCAGCCCTTCCGGGTGTGTCTAAACTCGCCTCTGCTTTTGCGGGTGGCGATGGGGCATACCAGGCCGCGCAGGACAAAGAGGCGCTGAATCAGTCGCGCATTGCTCAATTGATCGGGCAGCAGGCGGTGCAAGACGCCCAGGCGCGCAGCTACGGCGCCAAGGCTGACCAAGACGCGGCAGAGACAGCCATTATTCAAGGGCGCCCCGGTGTTTTTGAAACAACGATTGCGGCCCGGTCTGGCTCAACGGTGCCACAAGTCAAGGCCGCACGCGAATACCTCAGTACGGGCGTGATGCCTGAGAAGGATTTGCAAGGCCCGCCCACCGAGCAAGGCATTACGGCTGGCACGGCGCCAATGGTTGACCAAGCATCGCTTGGCAAGATTGGCGCCTTGATCGGGCAACTTGCCCCGGCGCTACTGGGCAACGTCAAGGACAATAAAGCCGATGATTTGGCGAAGGCCGATCAGACTTACCGCACGATGGGGCTGGGGGATCAGGTTCTGAGCGGCGCGCTCAAGCGCAACGATGTTGCGGGGTCTCAGGCTGCAGCAGAGGGCAAGCCGCTTTATAAGGCCGACAGCACGGGCGCGGTGTTGGATGAGTACGGCGGCGCGTTGGACACGGCTAACCCGATGGCGGGCGCAACCATTAACCTGCGCGGGGCTCAAGCTGGCCAGGCTAAAGCGGCTGCGGCTGATCACTATGCGGGTGCCAATGAGAAGAACGCTACGGCGGGGCTTCGTAAGGCCCAAACAGGGGCGGTGGGGCAGGGCGGCGGCAAGGCTCCGTCTGGGTATCAATGGACCACTAACCCTAACACTGGCGAGCAAGTTTTAGCCGCGATCCCTGGCGGGCCAGCGGCAAAGACAGCCCCCTTGAAGCAGATCCCGGCTACCGAGACAAACCGGATTGTCGAGAACACCAAGGCCATCAGCAACATTGATGCAGCGCTATCGGCTATCAAGTCGGCGACGGGCATTGATGTGGACCCCAAAACGGGCGAGCCAGTCAGGGCGAATGGCGTGAATCCCGCATCACCTGACGCGCTAGGACTGTGGAACACATTGCCTGACATGCTTAGACAGAGGTCCGACCCCAAAGGCGTTCCTGTGCGTGCCCAGATTGCACAGATTGGCGGGCAGAAGTTTCACGACTTGTCAGGTGCGGCCATTACAGCTAGCGAGGCCCCGAGACTGCAGCCGTTCATTCCTGGCGTGAAAGATGACGCCCCAACGACCGTGCGCAAGCTGATGAACCTCAAGCGTGAATACCAAGGCGTCAATGATGCTTTGAACAAGTCGTTTTCTGAGGATCAGGGGTACAGGTCTAGCCCATTGCTCAAGCCTGCCCCGGCTGCTAGTGGCTTCAAATATCTAGGCGTGGAGAAGTGATGGCACGTTATCGCGTTCAAGGCCCTGACGGTCAAGTCCATGTGTTTGAAGGCCCCGATGGGGCAAGCGCTCAAGACGTTGAAGCCTTTGCCAATCAGACGTTTGGCGGGCAGAGGGCAGCGCCTCAACCAAAGCCCCTCGCCGATGATCCGGGCGTATTGGGAACACTGCCGATTGCAGCAGGCCATACGGTTGACAAGGTGCTAGACGGCTTGACTCAATGGTGGCTGCAATCGCGTGGCGAGCATTCGGCACTTGGTGCGCTTGACAATACCGTCAAGTCCAAGGATGAGGCATACAAGCCGCTACAGGAGGCTCACCCAGTGGCTACGGCTGTGGGTGAGTCTGCGCCCAGCATGATCATTCCCATTGGTGGCGCTGCTTCCACTGCTGGTAACTTGGCCCGCCTTGCCGTGGCTGGCGCCGCGCCTGGTGCATTGGAGTACGGCACAGCCGGTGAGCGAGCAGGCAGGGCGGCAGGAGGCGCGGCGGGTTCGATGATTGGCGGCATGGTATTGCCAAAGTTGCTTTCTGGCGTGGTGAGTGCAGTGCCTGCTATTGGCCGCACGGTGCGCGCCATGGTTGAGCCGCTGCAGGAAAGCGGCAGGACGGCCATTGTTGGGCGCACACTGAACAACGCTGCTGGTGATGAGGCTAGGCAAGCTGCAACACGCTTGGCTCAAGCCGCGCCGCTTATCCCTGGCTCGGCCCCCACGGCTGCGCAGGTTGCGGAAAATGGCGGCATTGCGGCGCTTGAGCGTGCAGCGGCGGCGGCGAATCCTTCTGAGTTTTCTGCTAGGTCGATGGAGCAAGCAGCGGCGCGCAGCGGCGCGCTTCGACAGATCGCGGGCGATGCGCCCAGAATGGAAGCTGCAAAAGCAAGCCGCCAATCTGTCACGCAACCCATGTTTGAGCAGGCGACAAAGGCGAATTACACGGTTGATCCTCGCCTCGAAAGCCTGCTTCAACGCCCAGCCGTTCAAAAGGCAATGGAGCGGGCAAAGACGCTTGCAGAAAATGAAGGCCGTACGTTTGCTTTTGACGTATCCCCATCTGCGCCATGGAGCGGCCTTGGCATCCCTAAGAACACAAGGAGACAGATCACCGGCCAAGGCTTGCAAGACTTGAAAATGGCAATGGATGAGATGCTGACTGATCCGGCTTCAGGCTTTGCTGGCAAGGCGGGCGATGCGGTCAAGTCTCTGCGAGGTCAGTTGCTGAACTGGATGGAGGACGCCAACCCAGTGTTTAAGACGGCGCGCACGACTTACGCCGATATGTCCAAGCCAGTCAATCAAATGCAGATCGGCCAAGAGTTGCTGACGAAGTTGGAACCGGCACTAGCTGATCATGGCGCACTTGCCAAAGAGACGGCGGCTAAATACGCTCTGGCTTTGCGCAATGCAGACCAGACTGCGCGTGCTGCAACCAAGTTCAAGGGCGCGGGCATGGCTGATGTGATGGAGCCTGGCCAGATGAAAACGTTTAACGCCATCGCGCAAGACTTGGCTAGAAAAAGCAACGCGCAAGACTTGGGGCGCGGCGTGGGCTCTGACACCTTCCAGAAGGCTGTGATGAGCAACATCGCCGAACGGTCAGGCGCTCCCGGTGTTGTCAGTGGCCTTCTTGGGCTTCCCGGCGTTTCTAAGATGGCGAAGTTTGCCTATGCTGGACCACAAGAGGAAATCCAAAGCAAGATTGCCCAAGCCCTACTTGATCCAAAGTTTGCGGCCACCTTGATGCAACAGCATCCCGCTCTGCCTACTGCGCCAAGCACAAGCAATATGCTCAAGGGCTTCTTACTGTCCAATCCTGGGCGTCCTGTCCAAGTCGGAGGCGGTGCGGCGGGCCTTTCGCTGAGCAATCTTTTTGCGCAGTAGCGCTTTCAGATTAACCTCTAGCCAGTTGACGCCAAGCCAAAAAAGCCCGCTGACGACTGAAACGATGCCTGCGCCGAGGATGTGGTATTTGTCCATCCGCGCAGTGTATGCGCAAGCGCAAATTTGTGCAAAAAAGCAGGGGCAAGAACGGGTGAAATGCCCGTATGAAAGCACCAACCTATACGC